GACGCCCTGACAGAGGCTGGTCTGTGGCTGGACGACGAGCAGATTGACCGCCTCGTCATCGAGCGCGGGCCTGTGACAAAGGGCGGCGAGATGCAGGTAGCCGTGGAGGTCATCCAGTGATATCCCGCGAGTCCGTCCGCGCCCGCAACCGCAAGGCGCACCGTATCGCCAAGACGTGGCCTGACGCCACATGGACAGCCCGCGACCTTGGCATCCGTGGCACGACGCCGCGCCGGTGCTCATGCCCGCTGTGCGGCAACCCGAGGCGGTGGGCTGGGAACAGCGTGAGGGGGCTGACGATGCAGGAACGTAGAGCAAGCGAGGTGTGTGATGTCGAATAGCAAGCAAAGCGGCGGTATCGGGTTCTGTGGCGCACTGGCAATCCTGTTCATCGCGCTGAAACTCACGGGCAACATTGACTGGTCGTGGTGGTGGGTTCTTTCGCCCGTGTGGGTGCCGTTCGCACTGTGCGTGGTCGCTGTGCTGGCTGTGGCGTTTGGTGCAAGCAAGCGAGGTGCGCTGTGAGCCCCTACAAGCTTGAAGACTGTCCTATGCTCAACCGGCATGTACCGCCTCCGTTCTTTTTGAGCCCGAGAGTTGAGGCACAGTTGCGCGCTGTGGACAAGCAGCAAGTGCCGCAGCCCTACGTCACGGGCGGGTGCGTCGAGGCAAACCATTTGGGTGACGCCGACGAAATGGTCGAGGGGCGCAAGGACGACGGCGGCAAGCCGCGCATGGACTTGATACCGCCAGAGGTGCCCTATGCCCTCGGGCGGGTGCTGGAGTTCGGCGCGCTCAAGTACGCAGACCGCAACTGGGAAAAGGGGTTCGCGTGGGGGCGCAGCGTCGCCGCACTCAAGCGTCACCTCGCAGCGTGGGAGGCTGGGCAGGACACCGACCCCGAAAGCGGGATGCCACACCTGTGGCATGTCCTGACCAACGCCGCGTTTCTGGCGACGTTCGAGGCGCGTGGTGTGGGCACGGACGACAGGCCCAAGGGGTGCGCTTTGCACCTGTGGGGCGCAACGCAGGAGGCGAGGCAGTGAGTCGCCTCGTCATCCTCTCTGACCTGCATTGCGGGCATCGCGCCGGGCTGACGCCCCCCGGCTGGCAAACGCCGCTTGAAGCCCCCGACAGGCTCGCCGCCTACGCCCGGCAACAGCGCGTGCTGTGGTCGTGGTACGCCTCAACCATCGCCGCGTTGCAGCCCATCGATGTGCTGGTTGTCAACGGCGACGCCATCGACGGCAGGGGCAGCCGTAGCGGCGGCACCGAGCTTATCACCACCGACCTGTCGGCACAGGCTGGCATGGCGGTGCAGTGCATCGCAGAGGCCAATGCGGGCGCGGTGCATGTGGTGGCGGGCACGCCGTACCACTCCGGGCCGGACGGCGAGGATTGGGAGGAGCGCATTGCCGACGACCTCGGCGGGTCGTTCCACGGGCATCTGTGGCTCGACCTGCACGGCGTCATGTTCGACTTCAAGCACAAGGTGGGGGCGTCGAGCGTCCCCCACGGCAGACATACAGCCATCAGCCGCGAGCGCGTCTGGAACCTGATGTGGCACGAGCGCGAGGGCGCGCCGAAAAGCGACGTCATCGTGCGGTCGCACGTCCACTACCACGAGTTCAGCGGCAACCCGACGCACCTTGCCATGACGACGCCCGCCCTGCAGGGATGGGGCAGCAAGTACGGCGAGCGTCAGTGCAGTGGCATCGTCGACATCGGGCTGGTCAGTTTCGACATCACAAGCGAGGGAGCATACACATGGCAGCCGCACCTACTGCGCGTCAAGCATCCGCAAGCGTAAGCGTGGCGACGCTCGACCTACGCGCCCTGATGGAGCGTCACGCCTCGTCATCCGGTGGCGAGGGCGTGACAGTCACGGAGATATGCGAGGCAACCGGCGTGTCCGTCGGCAAGGCGCGTGACGCGGTACGGGCTGCGCTGCGCAAGGGCGAGTGCCGTGCGACGCGCAAGATGATTACCGCGATGGACGGGCGCGTGACGAGTGTGCCGTCGTATGTGTTCGAGGTGGTCGCACCATGACCCCGCATCCCACATCATCCGCACCGCGCCGCCTCGAAGGGTGGGGGGCCATCGCCCTGCACCTAGGGGTGAGTGAGAAGACGGCAAGGACGCGGGCGAGGAACGGCGGAATCAAGGTTCACCGCAGCCCCCCGTGGCCTGGGGCACGAAAGGCCTTTGTCTGGGCCGACCCAGACGAGCTACGCGCAACACAGTAGCCGACGCCCCCGCAAGGGGGCTTTCTGTTTACCGCATGTTACCGCGTGTTACCGCGTGTTACCGCGTGTTTCCGTATCATCCCCGCCGCGCCCATGCGAGTATTAGCCATGGACGCTTACGACCTCATCGACCGATGCGAGTACCGCCGAGCCGAGCGCATGTTGAGCGCGGGACGGGAGACTGCCCGCGTCGGTCAGATGGTCGAGTCGATGTGCAGCCGCCAACTGCGCCAATTTGCGCCCGTGAGCGATGGCCCGGCGCGATGCGTCGAGTGCGGCACGGTCGTTGTCGCCCATTCGAGCGGCGTGTGCCCGATGTGTCACCGAGGACGGATGGAGGGGATATGAGGCCATCAGTACAAGAGCGCATTGTGCCGCAGCTTGAGCGGCACGAGGGCGTCAAGCTCACCTCCTACCGCTGCCCGGCTGGCAAAATCACCATCGGCGTCGGGCACAACCTCGAGGCTCGCCCCGTCCCCGGCATCCCCTGCGAGGTCGGGCACACGATCACGTCAGACCAGGCGCGTCGCCTCCTCATCCGTGACCTGGCGGACTTCGACCGCGCCCTCAATGACGCGCTGCCGTGGGTGTCGTCGCTCGATGATGCCCGTTACGGCGTGCTGCTCAACATGGCGTTTAACCTCGGGGTGCATGGGTTGCGCGGGTTTCGGCGGATGCTCGCCGCAGTCAGCAGCGGGCGTTATGACGTTGCGGCAGCCGAGATGCTCGACAGCGTGTGGGCGCGTCAGGTCAAGGGCCGCGCCCGCGAGCTCGCGCAGCAGATGCGCGACGGTCAGTGGAGATAACCATGCACATCGTCTACCCCGTCTGCCTCGCCGCCGTCGCTGGCATCGCCTCCGGTCTCGCCGCCTACTGGTGCGCTGACTGGCCTCTCGCATGCATCGCAGGTGTGCTGGGGGTCATCGCCGCGCTGTACGCCATCTCAACGCGGACGGGGATGTAGCGATGGGCTGGCTCGATATCCTTACCGGTGGCATCGCGGGGCGCGTCATCGACCGAGTGTCGGACATGCTGCCCAACCGCCGCGTCGAACGGCAGCAAGAGCACGACCGCCTCATGGGGCAGCAGGCGACCAACACCGCCGAGGCGCAGTCGTCGCAGGGCGGGTTCGTCGGCGTCCTGCGCTCGTGGCGCGGTTTTGTTGGCTGGTGCTGTGGCGTCGCCCTCGTCTGGCATGTGGCTGTGCGCCCCATCCTCATGGCTGTTTTCCCTGCGGTGGGCTGGCCCGGCTACACAGCCGACGACATCGCCCTGATAGGCCGCATCCTCATCGGGATGCTCGGGCTGGGGATGTAGCGTGATGGTCTCTCTGCTCGATGTGGTTGGTGCGCTGACCCCCGTAGCCCTCGCCATCATCGGGTGGGGTGTGCGGCTGGTGTGGAGTGAGATTAAGGCGTTGCGCGAGGAGCAGCGCGAGTACGTCCGGCAGGAGACGTGCCGCGTCCACCGCGAGTTGATGCAGCGTCAGATTGACGACCTGCGGAGATAGTCGGGCACGCACAGCATTGGGTGGCCCGCCCAGCGCAAGGGTGCTGTGCAACAGATTTACGCAGAGAGTCCTGCGGCAGCGTACCCCCCGGCTGCCGATCGGCCCCACCGGGGGCGTGACGGATAAACAGCCGCGGTTTTCAAAGGGCAGCGCATCGTCGACGGGTAGCTGCCGCCCCTCACAGGGAAACGGTCGGAGTAGCTCCGCAGGGCTGATAATTCGCAGGGCGTACCGGAGCAGCCAGAGACAGGGCTGCATATGTGGCGTTTCGGGGGGCCTGTTGTGTCGAGTGAGAGCCGAGCGCGCACCTATATATAAGGATAACAGCTCATGCCTGACCGCCCCCTACGCCCTTGCCGCCGCGTCGGATGCAGCGCGTTGACCCGCAGCGCGTCCGGCTACTGCGATGCCCACGCGGGTGACGTGGAGGCCAAGAGGCAGGCTCGACAGGCCGACTATGACCGTCGCCGGGGCAGTGCATCAGCGCGAGGGTACGGTGCGAGATGGCGGGCGATACGTGCCGCTGTGTTGCGA